CCCTATTAAAACACAGGGAGACGCCGCTCACGGGGTTGAAGCGTGTGATTCCGCTAGTGATGCGTCTGTGAAGCGTGAAAAGTTCTTGAGCACGGGAGCTCTTGAAGCCAAGGTTCTTTAGACCCTTGGTAGTTCACATTATTCCCAATTGATTTTTTTTACAACAAAAGGATATTGTGCTTCAGCATAATATTTTTTTCTAGAGTTTAGATGTCTATTGGAATATCTTGTGGTTGAACAAATATCGTAAACCTTTAAATAATCTTTGTCTTTGGCTTTGCGTATGCCTCGGCCAATGCTCTGTATGGTTCTAATAAAACTCTTGCCTGGTTCAATCAAAATCAAATTGTAAATTCTTGGTACGTTGATACCCACCGCTGCTACGCCTGATGTGGCTAGAATAACCATGTTGTTGGAATCATTTACATCATCATAATGTTCTTTTCTAATTTTTGTATCCATGGTGCCTGAGATAAACACTGAATTTTCAATCTTTGACTTTAAATATTCACCTGTGGCTATTTTGTTAAAAAGAACCAATGTATTTCCAGTTTGAGACACTTCGTAGATTTTGTCAGCAATCCAATCCAAACGATCTTTGGTTTCAACCAAATATTTGTTTTCTTCCTGCCAACTTTTAAAAGCTTTACTGTCTTTCATTTGCAGCACTTCAATATCCAAATTGGATAGCACTCCAATGTCCTGTAGTTCTTTAGCTGAAAGACTTGCTACCACTGGACCTATACTGGCATACAAATGATATGCATCAAACTTTTCTTTGGGAATAGTGCCCGTTAGTCCCCAACGAATGGGTGTTTTGGCAAAGGGACCAGTCAAAAGATCCTTCAGTTCCTTGGCCTTTGCGCTATGTGCCTCGTCCACTATCACACATGCCACATCACTGAGCCATTCTTTAATAGTTTCTTCGCTTTTGTCAATCATACCAGCACGGCTTTTTTTGGAAAAGATACTCAAACTTTGCCAAGTGGAAATGGTGTGAGTTTTGTCATATTCTTTTCTACCACCATAGAAAACACCCACATCCAAACCCAAATTTTTATAATCTGCTTCGGTTTGTTCAACCAATTGTTTGTTAGGCACGATAACAATAGTTCTTCCATAGGGCTCGCAAAAATAAGAGAGGGCCGCAGTGATCAAAGATTTTCCCGCACCGGTGGCAATTTCCTGTATGCCCTGTAGATTATCCAAAAATAGATTTATCACTTCCACTTGATAGTCTCTGAGACGTATGGGTTCAAACTCTGCTGGATGACCTTTGGGCCATTGCTTGTGTGCAAATACATCGGCAGTGATTTTTTCAAATCTAAAGTCATATTCCTTTCTATGATCAACCAATGAAATTTCATAGCCCGACGCTTGCACCACTGGCAGCACTTGATCCAATAGATTCAAATAAGTTGCACCACCTATGGTTGCAAACGATACGGTGCCATCCCAGCGACCCAATTTATATGCAGGCAAGTGAAATGCATACGGAACCATAAACTTCAAAGCACTCACCATTTTTCTACGAGTAACTGGATCCAAGCCTTCAAATTTCACATTTACTTCATCCAATATATGCAATTTACATTCAGGCATATTAAACCTTTTCTATTCCCATGAATTCCATTAACTTCCGTTCTTTGATCTTGTCGTTGTTTCGAATACAATTTTGTATAAATTGATCCAAATCAGCGGGGCGGCCGCCCCTGGTGTCATTGAACATCGCGCTTGCCCAAGAGCATTGGTTCATCAATCCGCCTGTGCCATTGAAATCTGTGTCAAATACCACTGAAGTAAAATGCTCCACCATTGATGGAATTATATACAAATCAGAACTGGTCATTCCCTGTTTTCTCATACCACAAAAAATAAAATATTCAGGATCGAAACTGCTGACCAAATCAAAATAATCAACTTTATGATTGGTAGAAACATAAACGCGTCTGCTGAAATCATCACTGTTGAGTGAAATGTCTTCATCACTTAAATCAAATCCAGATTTGACCACATCTGTAACCCAATTCAAATATTCTTTTTTATCATGCATGGGACGATATTGATATACGATCAATATCTTACCTAAATTTTGATTCTTAACATATTGATTCAGTATGGAAAAAACCTTAATTGTTTCAAACACTGAATCTGAGCCCAACAGTAATCTGCCTTTTCTAGCCTCAAGTTTAGCTTGAATTTTTTCCTGTGTTGATAGGCTTAAAAAATTAGCTGCTTGGTTTGAAATAAACTGAGGAACGGGAATATTGTTCAATTCCAAAAACAAATTCAAATCATAGGCTTTTGCTGGCGTTAGATCAAACTCAAAATGTTTCATAACTTTCCTGCCATATCATTCTCAACAATCCATCCAAAATATTATTTTCAACAATATTCACAAAAGCTTTTCCTTCTTTTTCACCAAGCTCAAAACCATGCTCCAACGCTGTCATGTAATTGAGAACCTCCAAACAAGTTTGATCCATTTCAAACTTGTGCTTGCGAATAAATCTCCTAAACGCTTCATAATTTTTTTTGTAAACAGTGACGATCCAAAACTTGTTGGCTTCGTTCCATTTGCATTCCGTCACCGAGGACTGTAGATCTCCTTTGACGTTTGGATTAAAGTTAAATCTCACAGCAAATTTGGAGCTACCAATGTAACGAATTTCTCTGGGAATTATCACACTCTTATACAGTGGCTGTCTATACTTGGGCGTTTCGATTAACTTCAAAAGTGCATCCAAATCAACATTGCATGCCACAATAAAATCCAAATATTTGTTTACCAACTTCCAAACAACTTGCGCCTGGCGTTCACTCAAACTTTTACCATTCAAAACCTTAAACGAAATATCAGTGATAAATGTTTGATCATAGGGCACCTCAATCCCCAAATAGTTGATTTGTCCAGTGTTTTTATCCTTCACCGGTGCCTTGGTATATAAATGTTCTCCCAAAAACGTTACCAAATCTTCCAAAGTTTTGGGAACGAATGGTGACTTTGATGGATTGCTAAAAAACATACTTGATATCATACGTGAATTTAAAAACATTGTCAATCATCCATATCAGAGTCTGGCAAATCATAGTTCTTGACTCTTGATACAAATACTGGTTTGATTGTTACGTCTTCCAAACCAGCAGTTCTTAGCTTGGTAATATTGGAAATCTGGTAGGCCTTAATATCCAAAGCCTTGTGTATTGCCAAAAATTGATTGCGCAAAAGCGCGAATCGATTGATTAGATGCGCAAAATTCAAAACATCTTCATCAGCATCAGCATACTTTTCAGCATCTTTTGCCGAAAGCTGACGATTATAATTTTCAAAATAATTTTTAAAAGCTTTGTGTTTGGCTTGTTTGAATTTAAGTGTTAAAAACTCAAGTATGGATTCAATTTCCTGCAGTTGTCGATAACGTAATTCAACAATGCCAGGAAGAGAGGCACTGGACTTTTCCAAGCTACCAGATATATTCACCTCTTTCCTGGCCTGTTCCAATTCCAGTTCAAAAAACGAAATGCAATCCAACAGAGGACCAGCATAATCCTCAGAGGATGTTATGTTATTGAACCAGTCACTCATTGTTAGTCATCATAGGAATATTCTTCTTCATCATCGTCACTGTCATCCTCATCGTCGTAACCATAATGGTCACGCAACGCCTCATCCAAATAACGATCTTCTCCAAGAATATCTAATGCCTCCAAATCCCAACCATGGTCTATCAATATGGAAACATATCTATCTGCCACTTCCTGTCGCTTGGCAGCAGGAACCGCTTCCTTGATTGTTTCCCACATTTCCAAAACAAAATTGGCTTCGCTGTCTGAGTCTCTCATAAATTTCTCCTAATATATGTATATTGAATACATCACATATTCAACAAGATTATATATTATCAAAACTTATGTATCCGCAGATTTAGCTGCGGTTTCAACAGTGGACATTTTGGGGTTTTTCCAAACAGCCATCAATTGATCCAAACAAGAGTCTTCGTTCTTTTCCCATTGCTTGCGGAAATATTTCAACACTGATCCATCTGGTAAAGTGTGGCTCAAACGATTACCATCCTTTGCAAGCACACCCTTGGTTTCAAATAAGTCAACCAATCCTGAATAGGGATCCATGCCCGATTCCCAGGGTATCTTGATTTCCACTGTTTCAAATGGCTTGTTGTAGCGAGTTTTCATCACCTTGCATTTGGCACGAATACCATTTACTTCTGATGTTTTATTGCCATCTTCATCTTCTTTAAGCTTCAACTTCTGCATTGCAACTACAATAGAGGATGCATAAATGAAGCCCTGACCGCCTGAAATCACGTCATCAGGATTAAACATGTCTTGTGATGCATAGGAATGGTTAGTAACAACCAATCCCACTTCATATTCGCCAAACATGTTCACACAGTTTCTAACCAATGCAGCTAGGGCCTTGGGCTTTCGTCCCATGTCACCTTTGAGTTCACCAGATTCAAACTGATTTACATCGGTGTTTGTTAGAAGCATTCCTAAAGAATCAACCACGAACAAAACCTTTGGTCGACTCTCAGGGGTCTCTGAACCATAACGTGTTTTATAATCCTTCATAAAGTCAGCTATCATTTTAGCAACATCATCAACCATTGCCATATTCAACTTCAAAAGTTTATCTTCCGAAGTGTCAACACCCAATGGCTTTAGCCAAGCTTCATCCAACGCATTCTCCGTATCAATCAATACCACATAAATTCCTTGTTTTTGGGCATTGTGAATCAAATTGCCAGAGCAAATAAAACTTTTACCTGAACCAGATTGCCCAGCAAACATAGTGACTTTGCCCAAAGGCACACCCTTGTAAAAATCACCAGAAATGGCATAATTTAATGCATAATTACCAGTATTGATCCAAGTAGTGGGATCCTTGAATCCAATAGATATGCCAGGAATATTTTTAGTCAAATCTTTTCTAAATTTGGAAATATCCAAAGGTTTCATTTTTCTTTCTCCTAACTAACTTGTTTATATACAAAAACAAAACACATTTCAACTTTAATTGCTAACATCATTAATATTATTCCAAACCCATAAATCAAAACCACAATCATAAATGATGTCAAGAACGCTGTTAGATTTTATTGGCAAATGATCAGTATTTTTTGTATTAAAAATTTCTCTGAATGTATAATCAAAACACAAATTCGGTTCTGAAAAACCACAAAATACATGATTAAAATTAAAGTTTTCAAACAAAACAATATCATTGAAACAATTATTTGATTTAAATATTAAATTTTTCACATCATATTGTTTTATAAATTCGTTTATCAAAACCAAAACCATTTGTTTAATATTGTCTAAATAAAATTTAAATCCAAAATTTACAATTGAAAAACTATTTTTTAAGTTATATTGCTCAAAACAAAGCAACAATAATAAATCATTGTTTTGATCAAAAATACCAAAATTTAAAATATTAGTTTTATGTACCGTGTTAATATAACAATATTGATTTTGAAAATTATATAAAAGTTTTTGATCCTTTATTTCGCAAAAATCAAAATTGTTTTGATTTAATATTTTATTTGTATTATTGCATGAATTCAAATGCAAAAGTAATATATTTTCAACAAATTTTTTTGAATAAATCCAATCATCAGAAAAAACAGTTATCAAATTAATATTTTTGTTAATGCATTGGTAATATTTTTGATAATGGTAAAATCTAGTTTTATTTCCTGCATTTTCACTGTGCCAAAATAGACCACAGATTTCAATTGCTAATTTTTTACTGGGAATAAAAATATCCAACTCCAAGGGAGATATTGCTTTTCTATCATTAACCAATATCAATTCGTTTTTGTCAAGATGAATTTTTAGAAAATCCAAGATTTCTTGATGGATTTCACTAATATTTGGAAAATAATTTACAGTATTTTGTAGGCCAAATTCAATTACCTTTTTTCCAGCATATGTTTTGCTTATACCCAAGCATGTTGCTATTTCAGATAAAGATTTATTCTGTGCAATATACAAAAATTTATTTTTATCACTTAAGATTTCCAAACTTTCTTTTGAAAGATGCAATTGTTTAGGATTATTGATATAATCACCATAAATTCTTTTTAGTGATTGAAGATATTTTTCATATCCAAAATCACTTTTCATATGATGTGTTTCATTATAATTTTTTTGAAAAGTCAAACGTTTTTTATCTTTAATTTCCTGAAACTGAAATATGTTATTGACCCCATATCTATCAAAGACAGTTTGTTTGATCTTTTTTAGACGATGTGCAGCATTATCTTTTAACTTTTTATTGATTTGATTACGAAGTAATGAATCGCAACTTAAAACAGATTCGCTACCATATTTTTTTAAATTTGTTTGTTTAATTTTACACTTAATCGCTATATTTTTAACTGGGTTATCTACTCCATATTTTTCAAAATTTGTTTGTTTGATTTTTTGCCTAACAATTTCCGCCTTTAATGGATTATCAACTCCATATTTTAAAGTCCAAGTTTGTTTTCTTTTTTGTAAAATACTTTCTTTAAAATTCAAATACTGTTGTTTTTTGATATTTGATAAATGGGAATTGAAACATTCACAATTTTTTCCACAAAATCTACTAAAACCTTTTTTTAAATTTATAAATGCCTTTTTTCGACCTTTGATACAAAAAATGTCATGATAATCAAAATAAAGACAAAAAACAATTTCCTCTAAAGTTAAATCACAATCAATGACATGATGTATATCGTCTCCCAAACTCTTTTTAAGAATGTTTAGATTTTGTCTTGGCGTTTTATTTTTATCAATTAAAAAAATATCAGACAATTTTATCTTTTGATGTGAATTTTCCATTATTTTAGTAATAATAATTGAAATATTTAAACTTTTCTAATAAAAGAGAGTGTGCTTGTATATAAAAAATTATACACAAGCACACTCAAAAAATCACTGCTTTTTACGCGCACGAATCATATCAAGAATCTTTGCGGCATCTGATGGCTTATCACCAGAAGCAGTAGTTTTAGTAGGAGAGGCAGTGACTTTTGGTGTAGCGTCCCTAGCAGGTTCATCGTCACTTTCGTCCTGATGGGTCTCTTCAACTTGAGCCTTTAATTTTGCCAGAGCAGAAACTGGCTTTGCAACAGGAACAACCGTTTTGGCTTCTGTTTTAACAAAATCCGCCTCATCAGCGCCAACACTATTGGCGTTGGACATTCCCATGGGCTTGTAAAATTTACCCCAACGATTGGGGTCATAGGCTTCACCATTCACAGAAGCGTGGAACATTTCGGTGATAACTTCCAATTCTTCATCAGATGGCTCTTTGGGAAGATATTGTTTCAAATCATTCAAGCCATATTTTTCAATAGCTGCACGTTCTGAGTCATTGAGTGAACGAGATTTAATCACAAACTTGGATGTGGAATAATCTGCATATTGCCCTTTCTTGGTCTTTTGCAAGCGGAAATCTCTGCCATTATCAAAATCCACAACCAAATCTTCCATATCAGGATCCATCAATGAATTTTTAACGATTTCATAAATCGAAGGATTGATTACAAATCTGCGAATTGGGTTTTCAGGAGAGTCTTTTTCATCCAAGCCATCTTTCACAACAAATCCTTGAAAAATATAACTTTTCTTTTTCCAATAAATTCTTGCGGTGTCAACCAATGAGGGATCTTTCCACCAAGGACGGGTTTCTGTAAGTATTGGGCAGGTTTTGCCATACATTTCCATGCATGGAACTTGAACCACTGTTTCCTTATCACTTTCACCTACAACGCCTTGAAATGGCAGTTTAATGACTAGTCTTTCCACCCAGAAAAATGTATTATTGGGGTTACCGTCTGGTAAAAAGCGTATATCAGATGATGTGTTATCTTGTAGATTCCAAAAAGGATAAACCGCTTTATCACCTGCGGATAAACGCTGTTCGATTTTTTGTTGCTGAGATTGAAGTTTACGTCTAATTTCTTCTAATGATGCCATAATATGTCCCTTTCTTGTGCCTATATATGTGCCTAAACACCATTGCTAAACATTGCAATGTTGCTAATAATATTTATGACCCATATGCGAGTCAATATGTTTTAGCTGCCAAATTTTGCAATTTTTATTCGGGCATTCGCCAGCCAGAATCCGCATACCAATTTTGAAACCAGTTATAGGTTTGCTTGGGATTGGCTTGAAGCTGACGTTGCCATGACTTGGAATGGGCAATTAGATATGCCCACACCGCTTGCTCATCATGCAGTTTATGCTTGGCATGGATCAATTCACTTCGCAATTGATCCTCATCATCTGCTGCAGGGCCAGAAACGTCAAAAGCGAAGTCTTTGCCTTTGTTTCTCAAAAAGAAGAACTCATCTACCTTTTTTTTTAGTCTCGAAGATGCTTTCTGGTGCAAACTTAGCAAACCATTCAGTGAGTGCTAACATTTCTGGGAAAGTTGCCTTCTTTTCCATGATATCATTTTTGAATTTGGTTATAACAAATTTTACCAATTGCATCACTCTTGCATCTTTGAGATTGAACGGGGCAGGCTTACCGCTCATTTCAGTTTCAAACGCATCGGCTATTCGACTCAAAATGTTTGCCAATACCAAATCATGTACTCCCAAACGTTGAGAAATTTCACTCAAGTTCCAAACCATTTTTGCCATTTTTCCATCAGAACTGTCTGCTATTTTAGGGCGATCCATAGTAGCTGGATTTACCAATTTTATTTGACCTGCTGTGATTCGCTTGGCTTGATTTAGCATTTCTTCATCGCTGATATCACCACCGCCTGTGATATTGTAAACGTCAGTTAGGAACTTTTGAATTTCCAAAGCCTTAGGTGTTACTGGAAGATCTTTTGTGGGATCTTTTTTCTTTTCTCGTGGCTCCAATTTCACTGGTAGAGTACCACGCAATCGTGCATCACGAGGAGCCTCACCGCGGGCTATTCTATCACGATCTCTCTTGGTACCAACAAATTTTGGTTCACCTGTTTTGGGATCAATTTCCCAACCTCGGCGTAGTTTAACGCCATCGGCTTCATCCAATGTGGCTTCCTTTTTTTCGTGATTAGATCCGCTTTTTTCAAAAATCTGTGATTTCATTTCCATCAATCCCCTTAAATAGTCTTCAGCATTATTTACATTTTCTATAGTTTTTTTGTTATCAGAAACTCGTTGAATCCATGAAAAGCTTTCCAAAACGTCATTGATCTTGTTTTTATTGAAACTGTGTTTGATGCTTTTAGAGAATTCGTTGATCAAACTTTCAACCACAGGACGAAATTCATTTTCCAAAGCGATCTTTTTGCGGCAGGTTTTGAGTTGTGCATTGATTTCGTGAATCTGACAAAGCCGACGGAAGCCCTCGTCTATGGGTCTACCGCCAGATGCAAAATACGCCGCCATACCTCGAGCCAAAGCAAAAGAATTTCCAGGAACCAAAATACGCTCACCCTTGGCAGTTTCCAAATACATCTTTTTTATTTGACTTTTACGATCCACAAACTCATTTTCTTCCAAATGCAATCTTTCCGAATGACGAATGATTATCTTGGAATCATAGCATTTACGGTAAGAGGAGCGAGTGCTGCCATACCAATCTCCCTCGTAACCCTCACGAATAGGAGTGGCCATAAAAGCAAACATTTTGGGCTCCAATTGCTTGCCATACTTCCTAATGGAAAATAGCAGATTCCAATGATTGGCTATGGAGCGCAAAGTTTGTATTAAGTTTGCGTTTTCTTTGATATCAAAAGAATCGCTCAAATAAACTTTGATTTCTGAGTTTGCGCCCAATTCATTGATTGATACCATGAACTTGTCGGGATCGCAAAAAATGCGCCTTGCCAATGAAGGTTCCAATACCTTTTGACCAGTGGTGTCAAAAAGTGTTAGAGTGTATCCAAAGCCTTTTAGAGTTTGAAAAACGCTGTCAGCAATTTTAAAAAACATCTGAGCCATAGTAATATTTAGTTAAAATTTGATTTCTATCTTAGCATAAATAATACTAAAGCATTAATAAGGAGTACCCATGGCAACTAAAACCACTGAAGAAATTGACGGAAAGACTTGGACCCTAATATCCATATCACAAGGTGAAACTATTGACGAAATCCGCGCCGAATTTGGTGATGAGCCTTGGATGAACTGCTTTGTTCCAACAGACACTCTCTATAATATGACTTTTTATTTTGAACCCATTTCCGGAGATTACCGCATTGACGGCATCATTGATGGCGATGCAGTTGAAGTAATAGGCAACATCAACAAAGGTATTTAAAAACTGGACAACATAGTAAAGGGCATGGGATCATCCACGCCCTCCTCCAAATCCACTGCTTCACTCAAATCAGTGGTTATGCTTGGATCCCAATTGGATATGATATCAATAACACGCAAGCATAGCAGCGTTGACATTACCAAATCATCAGTTTCACCTGGTTTTGCTTTATAGGTTGAGCCCGAGCTTTCAAAATGCTTGAGCTCTCGGACCAAACTTTTGGAAAATATCTTTATCTTGTCATGCTCAACTAAACTCTTGAGCTTGGCACATGCGGTCATTTTGTTTTTGTGAGTGGTGCATAGCCCCTTTCGGAATCGTCGCACATTGCCCCGCATCTTGGGTTCGTGAATCCAAATGCCAGGAAAGTTTTCTTCGCCCGTGTGTTCAATGACAGTTAGGGCTGCTTCGCCCACGGTGTTGTTTTCCACAGTCCAATAAATTTCAGGATTACCCTGTTGCTCTGATGATGCCCTTAAATTACTTTCAATGGTTTTCAAAATCGTCAAAAGTGTTTGCACTTGAACTTTAATGGGATGTTGGTTGCTTCGCCATTCCGCCACTTGTTCCAAATTTGGCAAGGCATAAACTTGAATAGCAGCAGGATCTGATCCTGTTCCCATACTGGGATCCAAAGCAGCAATATAGGTTTTATTGGGCTCAATGTTTCGATACCATCGCACTTGACCTTGTGTTCTGATGGGTTCAATGCCCTGCATAGAACTGACTTTAATCTGCTCAATAAGAGTTTCACCATGTGATACGAAATTGCATTCAAATTCTCTCGAAAACTTTGCATCACCTATTTTTGCTCTTTCTCTATCAGCCCAAGCTTGGTCTCTATCCGGATGTTGATCCCAAGTGGCTTTAAAGGCCTTAAACCCATTTTTACCCAAACCACCAGGGTTAGGTGTGCCATTCACATCTATTGTATCTTCTGCTTGACGCCATAGTGTAGCAAATAAATCTTCATCTGAGCCAGGAGTAGAGGTGATAATACAGTCTCCACCTGTTGCTAATGTGGGAGAAATCGCCGCCCAAAATTCTTCTTGCATTCTTTTGCGAACGAAACTCAATTCGTCCATATAAAGCAAGGAGATTGATAGACCTCTGGCCGCGTGTGGAGATGCAGCTCGCGAAATGATTCTTGATCCATTATCAAAAACAATTGAACCCTTGTTGTATTCGGTGACACCTGCTCGAATAAAATCAGGAAGTTCTTCATAAGCAAAACGAATTCTTCCAGTGATTTCCAATGCTTGATTAAGATTATGAGCCACAACCAAAATGGTTTGATCTGGAAAAAACATCGCTCGCCAAAGCATGTAAGCAGCAGAACATGTTGTATTATGGTGCAGAACGTCATTTGAATAAAATCTATGATCTTCAGAATCAATTTGAAGATCATACATGTTTTCCAAAACACCGGTGTTTTTAACCGATATAATTTTCTTATTACCGAATTTCGTTATTATTTCAAAACCCGAATATAAATCTTTAACAAAAATTTGATTAAAATTTCGATCAAATATGATATGATCATCGGCTGCTTTAAAAGATATACCATCTTCTATTTCTATTTCATATACTTCATAAGGTATTGTCTTAGCAATCGCGGAAATGTCCTTCCACCCCGAGTCTGTTTCTATTTCCCAATCGGAAACATCTAATATTTCCTCAAATTTTCGATCTATTGTTTCAGAAAGGTCAAACATTTTTGTAATACATCTTCTTTATTTTTCTTGTAGTCTGATTTACAAACCACCAATACATCAAAACCATGATCATTTGCCAATTTTTTATACTTATCAAATAATGAACTAATACACTACTAAGGATCACGTATTAGTTTATATTTTGCTACATTCTAATCGAATGTTGATTTCTTTGAAACACGGTTCTACATTCATTTGAACAGACCTTAGGGTCTCCACGAGTTGGGGGCAATATCATTATTACAAATTCGGCAAATCTTTGCCGGTTTGTTCTTTGTATTCTTCTTTCGCCCATTTTCTAAACAATTGCCAAACATAAAACTCACCTATAGTAATATTAAAAACTTCACCGGTTTTTTTATTACGTACATTTATACGAGAATCTGAATGCAGGCATTTTCCCATCTGCCTTGCTAAAAGCCCAATATTATATTTGTACTTACTTAAATTATTCAAAAACACTTTTTGAAAGGGATATAGTGATAAGAGCTGTCGTCCCTTTTGAGTGGTTTGAACATAAAAGAAATTTTCAGCAAAATACAAAGGCGAGTCAGCGCAGTTGATCAAATGCTTCAACTGTTCCTCATTGTATTTGGTCCTCTGATGAGGACGTTTGATTAAGTTAAAGTCTGGTGTTATTGACATTAATTCAAACTAAAAAAGTGATCAACACTCTTATACTTAGTTGGACCAAGAGAAGGATCACAAGTTACCAATATTTCTTTAACAACAGCGTCGATGTTTTTGTACCAATAGTTCAAAAACTTATGAACTCTATATAATTCAGGAACTTTATCCGGGGTTTGCCAAATGAATTCTTGTATGATACTTTGATAATCAGGTATATAATATATTACATCAACGGTTACGATTCTATAACCTTTTAGCTTTTGATGTATTTCTATCATATGATATCCTCGTTATTTCATTTGTTGAGCTCGCGCCATGACGCGATCATACATGCCTTCATCGCGTGTTGCTACTTCATCTTGGCACATTTCCAAACGCCAGTGAGATTGGAATGAAGGGCCGTTGGCATTAAAGCTGCTCAAATAGATTTGATTGGCACACTCTGTTTCCAAATCACTGTCAGTCATGCCAGACAAAAGTTTAGCATAGTTGCCTCTGGAAATTGTCATACCCATGTTATATAAGCTGGGTTCTGATGATTTAGATACTGGAGATTGTGCTCCGCCCCACTCAAAAAGGCTCTTGTGATCAGAAAAATCAAAAGTACGTGTTTCACGATTGAATTCAAATTCACCTTCTGGCACAATAACTTCAAAAGTCTCCAAACCATCATGTAAAATCAAAATGTCGGGCTTCTTGAATCCAATTAAATCAAATTCATTGCCCACTGAATTTTCCATAACTTTCAAATCTGAATCTATATTTGTTTGAACAAAGCGAATCAAATCCTTTTTGTTCATCGTTTGGTTGGATTCACCCAAAAATTTCTTCCATTCATTGATGATTTTATCCAAAGTGGAGTTTTCCTCCATCAAAGATTCCAACATAGAGGGATCGCCGGCGATTTTCCAATCATTGGTTCTAAAAGGCTGCATTCCAAACTCCTGCTCAACCTTATCAAACATTTTGTTTACAATACGTTCCATATTGCCTGAGGTTGCTGCCATTTTTGGAACATACACCACTCTATTGGGATCTTTGGGATAAGGAATCAACTTGCCTTCGCCAGATGACTGTAGGAATTGATCGAGTTCATGCACGTGAGCGGGAGTCATTCCTCGCACGATTTTGATCACAGCAGTGGCAGTGTCCTTACCTTGATATTCTTTCAAAAATTCCTGCCATTCCTTAACCAAAACGTTATATATAGCATTGTCACCACGACCATGCATGCGAACCCTCAAGTCGCCGCGTCCATAAAAATCAGTGGCTGCGGGAGTATTATTACCGGTGGAGCCAGTGGAGGAGTATTTTCTGTGGCCCCAGTCATATTCCATTTCATTGCCCCGTGTTTCTTCCAATTCGTCGCTGTAATGTCCCAAACGAACTTGATTGTTGCCATCCATTTTGAAAGCAGTCACGCCAGCTTCTGGGTTTTCAGGGTCCATACTTTTGAAAACCGTAGCGCCATCGTTGATCATTTGTGCATGCCATTCGTCATATGAAGAACAATCTTGAACTGAGGTTTCATGATCATGTATTGCGGTATCATGATCGCTGCCGCATGTTTTACAAGAGGTTGTGTGAGGTCCGCTTATTTGTATCGGAGCAGTGTTGCCCAGTTGCCCTTGTAATCCAGCCAATGTCATTAGTCTGGAAATTTCATTTATATCGTCTGTTTCAATTTCCAGTTTGATGTTCATTGCTTCGTTGATTTTTTTCATTTCATCACCTTTACAGACTTGGTAATAATTTTAACTTTACCTGTTTTGGGATCTTCATAGGCAAAACGATATGAACCAAAGTCATCATTGAAATTAACAATAGACATTTTCACTTCATCGCCAGTTTTAAATCCTTTTTTATATAACACACCAGGATACACTTTTGGGGCGCCTTTAATCTCCTTATTGAAATTGTTGTCGTCCTGAGGAATTTCGCTGGCTTTGGGAGGAATGTCATAGGGCATTTTCACATGAACTTTGCGTGTGCCCTGAATGGATTGTAGATATTGCTTGAAAGAATCTGTTTGTTTGTTACCAAAGTAATTCTCACCTGAAGGAGCGTGTTCATATTCAGGATACTCTGAATCTGTGCTTAATTTGGCCTTGGGTTTTAAATTTTCTTCATTAGCTTGATCACATGCTTCTTGCTTGGCATTGATTTGATCTGTTTGCAATTCCAATGGTTCATTTTCACCACGCACCACAACAAACCGCTCTGGTATGGTCAACCAAGTTCTAATTTCCTGTTGTAACACATAAGATGACACGGGCTGAGATGTAACCAAATCAATAATTGCTACTTCAGCATTTTCCACATCCTGAAAATCCAATGGTGTTTTTTGAACAATGGTTTTTCTAGGAGAGGAGATTTCAATGGGATCATATTTTTGTAAAAAATAATACAAAGTATCAATTTGATCTTTAGACGGCGTAAAGCAGAATTTAATCCTGTATTTGTAAACTCTTGTGGATTCCAATAAGTGTTGCTTAAAACTTTTCATAATCATTTCCCAAATAATAAATTATTTATTTGAATCCTTGTTTTTTAACGCTTCTAGAATCGCATTGCGATCAGCAAGTATCGTGCCTTCCTCGGCTTTGGAAAAATCTTCACCCGCTTGTGACTTCATTAATCTCTCTTTTTCCAGTTGCAGCCTCATTAAACGCAACTTTTTATCAATCTTAGAATTCTTAGAATCCAATACCAATTTCAACATATTCACAGCAGGTTCAAATATAGTACCTGCTATTCTCGCTTCTGTATTGAATCCCAAATCCATAAGTTTTTTATAGTCATCAAGAGCAATTTTTGCTAAATTGTCAACATCCTGATCATGATCATCCAAATCACTTTCAATAGTGGCAACTGCTTTTTCCAATTTGTTTATATTTTCAATGGT